AAGCGAATCTAACTGCTGGATGGCAGAAGATGCGTTTGGATATGTAGACTTAGAACAACAAGGAACTCTTAAAAGCCGTTGGGACATAAGCAAAAGAAAGAACATTCTCATTGTAGACGATATCAATGATACGGGTGCTACATTCAACTGGATCAAACAAGATTGGCAGAGCAGTTGTTTGCCTAACGAAGATGCTTGGAAAACAGTATGGGGTAAAAATGTTCGCTTTGCTACACTAACAGAAAATTTATCGAGTGAATTTGACGACACAGTGAACTACACTTGTCACGAAGTAAACAAAGCTGAAGAAGATGTTTGGCTAGTTTATCCTTGGGAAAATGTTGGTACTTATGCGTGATGATCTAATGGTACAACAACAAGTAGCAAACATATGGCAACATATGGTTGGTGTTATTTGTTTAAACTTAACTAATCGTAAACAAGTTAAAGCAGTGCTACCTGAGTTCTTTGCTAAGTGGAGTACACATGAAAGTTTTGTACACGCGACACGCAGAGAAATAGAAAAGGTAATTGAACCATTAGGTATGAAACATGTTCGAGCAGAAAGATTGTATCGCATGAGTGAACAGTTTAAAGACTGGGATGGTGAAGATGCTACACAATTATACGGTATTGGTAAGTACGGTAGTGACAGTTATAGACTTTTTTATAAAAATGAAGTACCTGAGAATGTAGGCGATCATGAATTAAAAAGATATATTGAGGAAGAATTTAATGCAGTTTAATGAGATTCCCTGGACTGATGTTTTAATTGATACTAGAGATTATACTGTATTTAAAGATGGTTATCCGGTAACAGAAGGACATGTTCTTTTTGTTCCTAAGGTATCTGATTGGGAGCATTTAGCAAAATGTTATAAAGCTGCATATGGCTGGGGATACGATTGGGTAGAAAAAGGTTATTGCGATGCTTATAATATCGGACAGAACATTGGAGAATCAGCAGGACAAACTGTTGACTATCCTCATGTACATCTCATCCCTAGGCGCAAGGGTGACATGGAAGATCCGCGAGGCGGAGTGCGTCATGTAATACCAGAGAAAGGAAATTATCACAATGTCATTTGAATGGAATAGAATACATAAATGGGAAGAGAATATCGAGCGTGATGTTACTGATGCAGTTGAACAGCAAATTATGGAACATTATAGTGTAGACGATATTACTACACTAACAGAAGAACAAATGAATGAAGTAATGGCATTTAGAGAAGAACTTAACGAGTATAGCGTAATGCAATGGGGATTCTCTAATATCTATTCACAGTGGGAAATGGAGAATATGTAATGGCATGCGGATGTGGAAGATCGCCAACTGGCAAATGCATAGGTTGGCATAAATTAGAAGAAGGCGAATATCGTCAAAAACTTGCCGAATACGAGCAAAAACAATTACAAAAAAACTTAAATGATAAGGAGAAAAACAAATGAAAGATCAACTAATAAAAACGGCTAAGCTACACGCTGAGGCAGAAATTCAATTGCATAAAACAAATATCGATGTGTATATGAACACTGTTGTAGGTATTGGTGAGCATTCAGATATCGTTGAAACAATCCAAAAAGAACTGGATGCAATGGCGACTGCACATGATCGTTTAGAAATGTTAAACAAATATTTTGCATAATATACTTGACAAAAACCTAAATATATCATATAATAAAACAATAAGACATCCTCGTCGTTAACTCGGAGAAACAAATGAAGAAATACGAAGAAATTATCGAACGCTGCAAGAACGCAGACAAGCGTTACTGGGCTGGCGATAATATTGCTCGCTTGCTACAGAGTGGTGACAAAGAACAACTGATCGATGAAGCTACAGAAGCATTTGAAACTGTACTCGATACGCTGATCATTGATAGACATACTGATCCTAACAGCCAAGGCACAGCACGTCGACTGGCTAAAATGTACTTTAATGAGATAATGGCAGGGCGTTACCACTATCGTCCAGATGCAACTGCATTTCCTAATCATGTAGATGACGGATATGAAGGTATGCTTGTAGTAAGAAGCGAATTGAAAAGCATGTGTAGTCACCATCACCAGCCAGTTACTGGCGTTGCATACATTGGTATTATTGCCGCTGAAAAACTTATCGGACTTAGCAAGTACACACGCATTGCACAATGGTGTGCTAGACGCGGAACATTACAAGAAGAACTTTGTAATGATATTGCCCGTGAGATTATGTATGCAACTGGTTCTACTAATGTAGGTGTGTATATTCAAGCAACACATGGCTGTTGCGAGAATCGTGGCATTATGGCAACTAGTAGTCTTACACAAACTACTGTACTGGAAGGTAGCTTTAAAGATGACATGAGCACTAAGAAAGAGTTCTTTGACAACATCAAACTACAACAGGAGTTTAGTCGATAATGGGTGATTATATTGCAGTGCGTATGGCACAGGTGTTCATTGTAGCAGTGTTTGTAATGGGCATGATTAGTTTAGGTATTGAACTTTACACAGGAAGGTTGCCGCTATGAAACTAAGATATTCAGAAGCGTTTTATAGCGTACAAGGTGAAGGTAAGTTTGTAGGAGTACCCAGTGTATTCCTACGCACATTCGGTTGTAACTTTCGTTGCATGAACTTTGGATTAGGCAAAGACGAACCTGATCGTTGGACTAAACATGCTAAAGGTCAGCGTTATAATCCAGAAGTGTTAAAACTTATTGAAGATGGTGTGCATAAGTCAACAGAAAAATTTGAAGACTTGCCTATTATACACACAGGCTGTGATACATATGCAAGTATCTACCCAGAGTTCAAACACTTTAATAAACAAGCAGAAGTTGATGAAGTGGTAGAACATATACTGTCACTTACTCCAGAAGGCAAATGGACTATGGACAATGGACAAGATATACATCTTATCCTTACAGGTGGCGAACCGTTGTTAGCATGGCAACGACTATACATCGAACTATTCGAACATCCTCGGATGAAGGACTTAAAAAATGTTACATTTGAAACAAATACTACACAAAATTTACACGAAGATTTTGAAACTTATCTCAGAACTCAAGACAGATTTGAAGTTACTTGGAGTTGCTCCCCGAAACTTAGCGTTAGCGGAGAACCTTGGGAAACTGCTATACTGCCTGATGTTGCTAGTCAGTATAACAGTGTTAACGGTAGCGACATGTATCTTAAGTTTGTTGTCGCTACTAACGACGACTTTGAAGAAGTTACTAGAGCTGTGGAAGCATACCGTGACGCAGGCGTTGAGTGTCCAGTATATCTTATGCCGCTTGGCGGACGTTCGGAAGAGTATAACCTCAATGTTAAAGAAGTCGCCGAAGCATGTATGGAGCGAGGTTGGAGGTTCACACCACGACTCCACATCAGCCTATTCGGAAATGCCTGGGGAACTTAATGAGTATATCAACGCTACTCACAAAAAAGCTATGAAAGAACCTATACAAAAAAACTTAGACGATGAGCTAAGAGAAAAAGGACTAATATAATGGGATGGTGGAAAAAACTACTAAAAGATGCAGGTATTAAATCTAAGATAGACGAATCTGTGCAAGAAAAAACAGCAGAAGAAGAACGCAGAGCTGTACTACAACGAGAAAAAGAAGAAGCAACTGCAAAAGGTGAACCTTGGGTAGGCGTGCTAGATACTCAGGTTAATCCAGATAATATTAAAAACGGATTCTTTGAATTAGACTGGAACAATGAATTTATCGAACAATTACTCGATGCAGGATACTCGGGCGAATCAAACGAAGAAATTGTAAATGGATGGTTCCGTACTATTGCTATGCAGATTTTGGACGAAGAAGGACTTGACAACGACAGGGAAATGGGTTATATTAATGTTAAGCCTATTGACAAAGATAAATCCGAGGTAAGTTAATGACATATATATTAGTAGATACTGCAAACACATTTTTCCGTGCTAGACATGTAATCAGAGGCGATTCTGATACAAAGCTAGGTATGGCGTTCCATATTACTTTAAACAGTATTAAAAAAGCATGGCAAGACTTTGAAGGCAGTCATGTTGTGTTTTGTTTAGAAGGACGCAGTTGGCGCAAGGACTACTATGAACCTTATAAACGCAACAGAAAAGATGCTAGAGATGCACTAACTGAAAGAGAACAAGAAGAAGATAAATTATTCTGGGAAGCGTTTGATCATTTTAAAGAGTTTGTTACAGATAAGACTAACTGTACTGTTATGCAACATCCGCAATTAGAAGCAGATGATCTTATTGCAGGTTGGGTACAATCACATCCTAATGACAATCATGTTATTATTAGTACAGACGGCGACTTTGCACAATTAATTGCACCTAATGTACGTCAGTATAACGGTGTTACTAATACAGTAATTACACACAAAGGGTATTTTACTGACAAGGGCAAAGAAGTAATTGATAAGAAAACAGGCGAGGCTAAGCCTGCACCTAATCCAGAGTTTATGTTGTTTGAGAAATGTATGCGTGGTGACACAAGTGACAATGTATTCAGTGCTTATCCTGGTGTTCGTAAAAAAGGCACAAAGAATAAAGTTGGATTGTTAGAAGCATTTGAAGATAAAAATACAAAAGGCTATAACTGGAACAATATGATGCTACAGCGTTGGGTTGATCACGAAGGTGTAGAACATCGTGTACTTGACGATTATAATCGTAATGTCACACTTTGTGACTTAACAGCACAACCAGATGATATTAGAGAGATCATCAATAATGTTATTGAAGAAAATATGGTTCCTAAGCAAGTTACCCAAGTTGGGTTAAGACTTATGAAGTTTTGTGCTACATGGGATTTGCAAAGGGTAAGTGAAAATGCTCAGTTATATGCTGAGCCATTACAAGCGAGGTACACAGTATGACATTAAAAGCAAAAGAAATAGTAGACGGAAAGTTCTGGATACTAGAAAGCAATGGTGCAAAGGTTGCAACACTTAGTTGGTCAGATGACCGCTATATGATAAGTGATGCAAAAGGTACAAGATTTTTAAACAAGAAACAATTAGAAAAAGACATTGGCAAAGTAAGTTGGGATAAGTTAGAAATTACAGAAGTATCTATAAACGAAGTACATGGCTTTCCAACTAGTTGTGCACCGTTTAATCCATTGTATGATGTAACTAAAAAACTGCCATTGTTTACAAAAAGTAATAAGAGTAAAAGTTTATATTGTGCAGGATATTATATTATTCGTTTCGACAAAGGCTGGGTTAAAAGTTTTTGTCCTAAAACAATTACTATTGAACGGTATCCTTTTAAAGGTCCTTTTAAAACTGTACTTGAAATGCGTACTGAGTTGAGTAAAGCCAATGCAAAATGATATTTTAAATACAGTTCCTATTCAGCAATTTATTAAGCAAGTAAAAAGTGCCGAAGCAAGTAGAGCTAAAGAGGTTAAACTAGACATGAATAATGCTAAAAATCTTGCATTTACATTAGGTATTGTAATGTCTAGATTAAGCGAAGATTTAGAAACTTTACTTAAAAAAGAACAAAGTGGCGATAACGAAACCATTGAAGTACAACTAGACGGTGGAAATAAGTGGTAAATTCGGATAAATATATGCGTAGTTTATTAAAGGAAAACGCATATGAGCAGACCAAAGCCAACGGTAATTTTAGAATATATAGATAAGAAAACCTATAAAAGCGAACAAATTCTAGACGCTGAGGCAATCTGGGCTGTATTCTATAATAAAAAACCATTCAATTTAAAATCAGCAAACAGTCTTACAAACTATCCTGGGCCAAAATACAAAAAGGTTTCGTTTAGTAATCCAGGGCATGCCATTAACTTAGCAAAAAAATTAAACGAGTTATTTAATTGCAGCGACTTTACTGTTGTAAAACTAACTAACGGCGAACAAGTGTCATTGGATGACTGATGAATTGGAAAGAAAACTATACTAAGATCTTTTTAAAAAATGCAAACAAAAGCATTGACGAAGCTACTGTAAAGCAACATATGCCACTGTGGTGGCAAAATACTCGATCAAAGGATACAGGCGGACTACGTCTTACAGAAGCAGGATATGATTTTATAAGACAAGAACTAGAACTGCAAACTTATCAAGTTCCATATCCAGCAGATTTTGAATTTACAACTAATGTGATTATTTGGATGGACCAGTTTATCGATTGTCCGTACTACTTTGACCGTAAAGGAATCATAGTAACAAATGAAAAAAAGGCTATGGAATTGCATCTTTTTAGCGGAGATGTACGCAAATACGGACTTATTAAGGCTATGAAACGACAAGAAAACGAATAAGATTTTGGCAAAAAACCACTTGACCTTTTAGTAATACGGTGCTATTATATATACATAATAAGGCACTGAGGTACAAAAGGAGTACAAAATGGAAAATGTAGCAGTTCGCACTCTTAGCCCTAACAAGGCAAAAAACAGCATTAAACATGCTATTAAAAAACAACGCCCAATCTTTATTTGGGGTCCTCCGGGTATTGGTAAATCTGACATTGTACACCAAATTGGTGAATACATGGATGCACATGTAATTGATGTTCGTTTATCACTCTGGGAACCAACAGACATTAAAGGCATTCCGTATTATGCTGCTAATGACAATACAATGAAATGGGCACCGCCTGTAGAACTTCCTTCTGCAGAATTTGCTAAAAAACACAAAGCAATTATTCTATTCTTAGATGAAATGAATTCTGCGGCACCAGCAGTACAGGCAGCCGCTTATCAACTTATTCTTAACCGTAAAGTTGGCACATATGCATTGCCAGACAATGTTTATATTGTTGCCGCAGGTAACCGTGAAGCTGACAAAGGTGTTACATATCGTATGCCAGCGCCGTTGGCTAACCGCTTTGTACACTTGGAACTTGCAGTCGATTTTGATGACTGGTTCCAGTGGGCAGTAGACAACAAGGTCCATAACGATGTTGTTGGTTACTTAACTTTTGCCAAAAAAGATCTTTACGATTTTGATCCTAAATCTCCAAGTCGTTCTTTTGCTACGCCCCGTTCGTGGTCGTTTGTATCAGAACTACTCGAAGATGAACTTGATGAAGAAACAACAACTGACCTTGTGTCAGGTGCTGTAGGCGAAGGCCTTGCAATTAAGTTTGTCGCACACCGAAAGGTTGCGGCTCAAATGCCTAACCCAACTGACATCTTGTCAGGGAAGGTTAAAGAGCTAAAGACCAAAGAAATCAGTGCCATGTATTCCTTAACGGTCTCGCTCTGCTATGAACTCAAAGAAGCGTCCGATAAAGGCGATAAGAAGTTTGACGATAAAGTTAACAGTTTCTTACGCTTTATGATGGATAACTTTGAAACTGAATTGGTTGTAATGGGTATAAAATTAGCCCTCACTCAATATGCCCTGCCAATTGATCCAGACGAAGTTGAATGTTTTGATGAGTTTCATGATCGTTTTGGTAAGTATATTACCAAAGCACAAGAGGCATAGTAATAAGGAGTTTGGACGGTCTCCTCAAAAAAACCGTCCTTTTTACTTGACAAAGTAATGTTTATTAAGTATAATATAAGCACAACTAAGGAGAACATGGCATGACAGTAGAAACAAAAGGATTTACACCAGATCCGGATATTACACCCGAAGCACTTGCAGAAATGCGCAAAGAAGTTTTAGATAAAGTAATTGTAGCTCGTGTGGGTTTGCTACTTCGACATCCGTTCTTTGGTAATATGGCTACACGACTAAAGATAGAAGCGTGTGATGATTGGTGCCCTACAGCAGCTACAGATGGCCGTCACTTATATTTTAACACACAATTTTTTAATGCACTTGGTAATAAAGAGATTGAATTTGTTATTGCACATGAAATTTTGCATTGTGTTTTTGATCACTTAACTCGTCGCGAAGATCGCGACCCAATGCTATATAACATTGCTTGCGACTATCTTGTAAACAACCTGTTAGTGCGTGATCGCATTGGTGAAAAACCTAAACCTATTGAATGTTTCCAAGACTTTAAATACGACGGTTGGAGTTCAGAAGAAGTTTATGATGAACTATTTAAACAAGCAGAACAAAACGGTAAAGACTTTTTAGAACAACTCGGTGAACTACTTGACGAGCACCTTGACTGGGAAGGTGAAGGTAAAGATGGAAAAGAAGGCAAAGGCAAAAAGAAAGGCCCTCCAAAGTATTCTAAAGAAGAGATGAAAAAAATTAAAGAAGAAATTAAAGAAAGCATGATGAGTGCTGCACAAGCAGCAGGCGCAGGTAATATTCCTGGCGAAATTAATCGTATGATTAAAGACTTAACTGAGCCTAAGATGAATTGGCGTGAAATACTTCGTCAGCAGATTCAAAGCACAATCCGTAACGACTATACATTTACTCGTCCTTCACGCAAGGCTTGGCATACTGGTGCTATACTGCCTGGTATGAACTTCGACGAAACTATTGATATCTGTGTTGCACTAGATATGAGCGGGTCAATTGGTGATGATCAAGCACAAGATTTCTTAAGTGAAGTAAAAGGTATCATGGACGAATACAAAGACTACAAAATTAAAATATGGTGCTTTGATACTGACGTATACAACGAGGATGATTTTAGTGCAGACTCTGGAGATAGTTTGCTAGATTATAATATTGTAGGTGGCGGTGGCACCGACTTTGATTGCAACTGGAAATATATGAAAAATAACGATATTGTTCCTAAAAAATTTATTATGTTTACAGATGGATATCCTTGGGGATCATGGGGTGACGAAGACTATTGCGATACTGTTTTTATCATTCATTCTAATAGAGAAAAAGACCTACAAGCACCATTTGGAACAACTGCACATTATGACAAAAACGCTGCTTAAAAATAAAGAACCGAACAGACTTGAAGTATTTAATTGTAGAATAGCAGGTTCTGCTCCGGTACATTTTGAATATATAAAAATTCCATTAAAATATAATCTTGAAGAATCTATTTCTAAATGGATTAAAGAACATCTTAAAGGCCGGTATTATGTAGGTAAATCTCTTAATATAAACAAGGAAAATACTATAGAAAATGTCTTAAAAATAGGTTTTGAAGAACCAAAAGAACTTTCATATTTCACTTTAGCATGTCCACTTTTAAAGTACAAGTAAATAATTGTCAATAATTAATAGTATAAGGAGTTAATTAACTATGACTGAAGAAACCAAAACTGCTGAAGCAACTGCGCAAACTGCTGAAGCAAACGGATCTAGTGTAGAACTAACTGTACAAGATCTAGGAAATATCAAACAAATTATCGATGTAGCAAGTCAGCGTGGGGCCTTTAAGCCTAACGAAATGACTGTTGTCGGAAATACTTACACCAAGTTAGAAGCATTTCTAGGCGCTGTAGCTGCACAACAACAGGCTCAAACGGCAGCCGAAGGAGAAAAATAATGGCTTATAAACATGTAGGTCGTGTTAAGACCAACAGACGTAAAGTAGTTGTTGCATACAGAACTGTTCCTGGTGAGCCAGAGAATTGTTTAGTAGTGCAAACAGAAAACTTAATGGCAGAAGAACACGATTCTTTAATGAAACTTATCGAAAGCGATGCTGGTCAAAACGAAGACGAGTTTGCAACTGCTATGGCAAGAACAATTTTACCAGATGGTAGAAACATGCTTGCTGGTTTTCATAAAACAGGAAAAATACAAAAGGTAGCAACCAATCTTATTGAAATGACTCCTGATCGCAATAACACTATTGCACTAGACGAACTTAATAAATTAATTGCAGACCAAAAAGGTATTTCAATTGAGGATCTTGCAATGCAAGGATCTCAAGCTACTGCGCCTAAAAGCCCAGATGCTTCTGTTGAAACTATTGCCGAAGTTGATGATGTCCAAACAGCACCAGCAACTGACGGTGTACTTAATGACGAGGCATTAGCTGCGCAATATCGTTCGCAAGCAGATGCTATGTTTAAAGAAGCTAAAAGACTAAGAGAACAAGCTGAAGAGTTAGTTCCTACTAAGAAAAAAAAGTCTGTAGCTGAAAGTGCCTAAAAATAAAAAGTTGCCACAAGATGTAGTTGATCATTGGCCCGAAGTATTCAAAGATGTAGACATTCAAGTAGTTCCTGTAAAGTACTTACACAGTGTTCGTGTATTTTTTACTGACGGTAAGGTTTGGGATATAGATGTTGCCAAAACCCGTCAAAAGAAAGATTCAGAAGGCATTGAAAAAGCACTTGAGGAACTATTTAATTCCTACGAAGATAGCATCGAAAATGTAGATTTTAGACTGGATACTGCTAAAATTAAAGCAGATATACAAGGTAGAACTAGACATTTTATGAAAAGACGAAAGTAAGTTTACAAAGGAATTTGTATAAATACATATAGATATTCCAGGAGTTAATAAATATGGCCCTAAAACTAAGAAGAGGTACAGACGCTGAAAGACTTTCGGTTACACCCGAAATTGGCGAGCTAGTCTATACAACAGACACAAAAAGAATTTTTGTTGGCGATGGCGCAACAGCAGGAGGTAATGTTGTTTCGGGCATCAACGACATTGTTGATGATACATCACCACAACTAGGTGGGAACTTAGATCTAAACGGTAATGATATTACCGGAACTGGTAATATTAACATAACAGGTACTGTTACAGCTACTGGAAATATCAATTTAGGTGATGGTGCAGGTGGAGATATTATTAGTGTTGGCGGAGCAGTCAATGGTAATTTAACGCCAGATCAGCATCTTGTACACGACATTGGATCTACTGCATTTTCATGGCGTAACGGTTATTTTAGCAGTTTAGATGTTTCAGGACATATCGAAGCTGACAGTATTAAAACAGATATTATTGCAACAGATAGTACTGTTGCTTATAACGCAGATACTAATACATTTACAGGAAACTTTAACGGTACACTAAGCGGAACATTTGATGGCGACATTAATGGTTCTATTTTTGCTGATGATTCCACACTTGTTGTAGATGCTATAAACAAAAACATTATAGCAAATAATGTAGACCTATCAACAATTACCGCAACCAATACCGAAATTGATTTTGTAGAACCAAATTCAAGAGCAATACTGAGAATTACAAGACAGCAAGCAGGCGACCTAAGATTAAGTGCAGGATTTAATCAATCATACGGACAAATTAAATTTTCTAGAAACGACGACAACGGCATAGCAACTGGTGTTTCAATCAGTGGCGGCGGAAATGGTTTTTACATTGATCCAGAAGGTGACGGAACATATCCAGAGTCATCTGGCTTTACTCTACTTAACGATGGTGATGTAGGACTTGGAACATACACGCCTACTGCTAAACTAGATGTCCGTGGTGATGCTATTATCACTGGTACAGTTAGTTCAAGTTTTGTTGGTAGTCTTGCTTCAGACAACAGCACAATGGTTGTTGATAACAACGGTACTATTGTTAATCTGGCATTTACTGGCGAAGTTGGTAACACTCCAGGCGACACAGGAACTGTAGACAGCTGGTTAGAAGTTACTGTAAACGGCGCAACCAAATATATTCCACTATACGATTAATCTAGTATAAGTATAACATATTAAAGGATTTAGTATGAAGTACTTTAGTGAAATTACGACTTTACCTACCTATCCTGATTTGATGCGAGAGCTAGATCAAATGCTTTCTGATGGTCGAGTTTCATTTAACGAACACAATCAAATATGCATAAACTGTATTCCGGGACATGATGATATCCATTATGGAACAGGAAGTTTAAACTATGACTGGAGCCAAAAGAAAACCACAGTTGTAAACGGACAAGAAACTATTAGTGTTCCTGAGCGTACAAGAGAACAATGGGTTTGGGAAGAAGACTTTTCAGAAGTTTGCAGTGTCTTTAAAGGCACCGGTTTTGAAAAAGTTCTACACGATCTTAAAAGTGCATACAACATAGGTAGACTGAGACTAATGAAAATGAGTCCTCAAAGAGGAACAACATGGCATCATGATGAACCCAACCAAAAGCGTTTTCATTATCCGCTAGTAACAAATCCAGGGAACTTTATGGTAATACAAGATGAAGTATTACACCTAGAACAAAACAAATGGTATCTCACAAACACGAGTGTTGATCATGCAGCCTTTAATGCAAGCAAAGAAGACAGGATACATTTGGTTGCTGTGAAACTTGATATGTTTGATTATTTTGAAAAGTCTTGGAAACCTAACACAGATAAATTCAAATACAGTGGATGGGGATTGTTAAATTTAATTAGAGAAGATGAGACTGTGCTTGACATAGGATGCGGTTATAATGAATTTAAATCACATCTAGGCGACAGAGTGTATGGCATTGATCCTGCTAACGACTGTGCAGACGAACGCACTGCAATAGAATTTTTCAAAACAGACAAACAGTGGGATGTTGTACTGTGCTTGGGCAGTTTAAATTTTGGCATGCCAGCAACCGTAGAATATCAAGTTGAGCGAGCAGTAGAATTATGTAAACCTGGAGGTAGAATCTTTTGGAGACAAAATCCAGGTGATCAAGATCATCCTTGGGACGGTGTAGAAAATATTAAATTCTTTCCGTGGACCATGGATTTAAATTATGAGTGGGCTAAAAAGTTTGGATGTACTGTAGTAGAATGCAAATGGGACACCAATAACAGAATATATGCAGAATGGAGGAAACATGAAAATATTAATTAGCATAATGTTCATGCTTGTTGCTACAGTAGCACGAGCAGATTACACCCTTATTGTACCACAAAAACCGGGTGGTGGTACTAGCGTGTGGGCACAAATTGTTGCCACAGAATGGGAAAAGCATCTCGGCGAAAGGATTGTTATTCAACATATTCCAGGCGCTAGAGACATACCTGGATTTAACAAATGGCATAATGAAATGCTAACTAACGACAAGGTCATAATGGTTAGTCATGGTGGTAATGGTGTTTCTTTCCTACAGGAAGAAGTAGACTATGACTACAGACAATACGCTAGTGTTGGTCTAATGAATTTAAACATTATTGCAGCTAAAACCCTAGGCACAGACTTTATGAGCGAAAATGTAAAATTTGCTGCAGGTTCAGGCATGGTCCCAGAAGCATTTGCAATGACTATGTTGTTGTGCGGTCCAGATCTAACTGTTGAACAATACACAACTTGCTTTAAGAACAAAGTGCGTTGGGTAGGCGGTATGAGTGGTGGGCAGAGACGCCTTGCATTTAAGAATGGTGAACTTAATGGTACTAGAGAAAATCCTGCAGCATACAAAAAACATGTTGAATCAAACGACAACGCAGAACTTTGGTTTCATCATGGAATCCTAAACAGTGAAACAGGAGAACACGGTGACGATCCAAATTATCCAGGCTATCAATTCGAAATACTATTTGAAAAGCGTTGGGGTGTTGCACCTAGTGGAAGATTCTACAATGCTTACAAACTAGTAAAAAGTTTCAGAGACGGAATGCAAAAAGCACTTTGGGTAAGCAAGGATAATCCTAATCTAGACAAACTTGTAGCCAGTCTACAAGCTATGTCACAAGATCCAGAAAGTGTTGCTATAATTAAAAAAAGCGTAGGTGACTACAATTGGAAAATAGGTGCTAATGGTGATGCTCACAGAGACACACTTATGACCCTTGTAACACTAGAAGCACTCAGTGACTTGGTTGAATTTAATACTAATGCGCTTAATCTACAAAGTGTTTTCAAACCAGAACTTGGACAATAATGTACGCAAGATATCTTGAACTCGAATACAACGCCAAGGAACTGCTACAATTAGCAGATAAAAATTTTCAATCTTGGCGCAAGTTCAAAAATGTACTAGGAGAAGAACGGGACTACTGGGAACAACCAGTAGATCCGTCCTTACCAATAATAAAAAAAATAAGCAATCAACTTGGTAATGTGACCATAAGAAATTGTTTCTTTAACAAAATACCTGTGGGATTTAGATTACCTCCACATGCTGATGTTATCCGTAATACTGCTGTTATTATACCACTAACCGACGATCACGAACCAATATACTTTTGGGACGGAGATAGCGAAGACGCGAAAAGAGTAGCAGTGTTTGAATATACACAACCTATGATAGTTAATGTAAAACAACCTCACAGTGTACCTGTACCTAAAAACAAAGACAGAATTAGTTTACAGTTTACTATAGAGGAAATGTTTGAAGATGTCAGTCTATAGTTTTTGTCCACAACAAATACAAGATGTGTTGTCTACTGTAAAAATAAAGAACAAAGGCAATAAACAAGATCTTGATGAAGTATACGCATTATGGAAACAATGGATACACAAGTTTAGCGGATGTGAACAAAAGATAGAATGGGCTATCACAAACGGCATACACGATGCTATAATACAACAAGTAGCACATAAATCAAAAGAATTTAAAAAATTTTATATATTTGAAAGCGATTATAAATTCTATTGGCATATACTGCAACCTTATAATTTCGAAACAATAGAATGGAAAAATATAGATTCTATTGAACCTAATAGTTATATTATAGTAAGCCAGCCAAATCATATAGGACAAATACACAACCATTTTTCTAAATTAGTTGAAATATGCAGAAATAATAATAGCAAGATATTTTTAGATTGTGCTTTTTACGGAAGCAGTTTAGAAACACTTGATACTAGTAATCCTGTTTATGATGCTGTAGCATTTAGTTTAAGCAAAAACTTTCACCTAGGTGGATTACGGGCAGGTATTGTGTTTGGAGACGATCTTGCAAACACTCTAACTGTTCCTGTTCATGGTGCTGCATTTTCATACAATTACTTCAACAGTCCTAGTGTTGAAAGTTCTAAAAAAATACTAGCACAATTTCCTGCAGACTACATAACACAAGTAGCAAAACCTATACAGAAAGAATATTGTAGGCAAAATAATCTTAGTCCTTGTGAGATATGGATGCTGGCCTATAAAGGACAAACACTTAAATGTATAACTGAAGAAATTAAAAAGGAAGTTCAACATGAGTTACATGTTCTTAGACGAAAATAAACTTGTAGTAATAGATTATATTCCTGGTAGTAGTGGACGATTATTAATGCGTTTACTAGCAGAGGTGGACGGAGACAATCCTTATACTAATAAAAAAATATGGTTAGAGGGCAGTCTGTCAGACCATCCTGCAAGTAGAGAAATTGATTTTAACACTCTACCTAAAAAATATATTGAATGGTATTGGCACAAAAACCCAGATTATAGCATCAATGTTATATTTGATCAAATAGGTTGCCTTACTTACGCAATTAAAGACCGTAAGAACTTTTTTATAGGAAATGACTATAAAATGAAAAATCACACAGTATATTTTGGATGTCATAGTTGGGATTATGATGTAGGAGAATTAGATTCAAATATTAGATATATCAGTATAGTACCACAAACAGAACGCGGAGAAAATTATCAAAAAGAAAGAGCAAGATTATGTTGGCCTGATGCTAGTACTGCAAACAACTGGAACCAATATATAGATGTTTTTAACCATAAGCCGCATCAAGAAAAATTTGATTTCCTAACCCATTTGGTCGATAATGACACATCTAGTATAGTAAAATGGTTACAAGAAACTATTCCCAATTATAGACAAGATAAAACAGATACAATTTCGAATATTCTAGACGAATACTACAAAGGCGTAGTAAACTATGTATGAACATTTTACTAGAGATTTTGGTGGACGCGGTAGTGCAGCTGAAGTTTGGATTGATAAGGATCGTAAATTAGTTAAGAAATACTACAAAGTAGGCGGGATAGGGCATAGAAGCGAAACTATAGTAGAGAACAGCTACGAGACCTTAAAACAGCTTTATGACGCCGAAATTTACTGGTCTAAGCAGTTTAAACACTGGGCTGTAGAATTATATGAATACGGTGAAACTGACAACGGATTCTACTTAGTACAGGAATATTGCGGGCCTGATTTACTAGTTTATTATAATCAAAAAACACTACACAAAGAATTTCCAAATATTGTAGATGAATTACACCAGTTCTTTCTAGAACTACAAGGTCGTAAAGTGTATAAGCATAATCATGCACTAAGTAATATGACCGGTAAAGACGGAAAAATTAAAATGTTTGATTTCAAATATATGGTGCCAAGAACATCAGATGGTCGAAAGTATGAACACAAATGTATTAACGACTGGTTAGTAAAGATAGATCCAGGTATTCCAACTCTACTAGAACCAACCATTTAGTGTAGCAACACTAATTGTATAAGTTTCTACTTTAGGAAATAATATAAAACTAACTAAAAATGCTGCAGGCGGAATACGAAAATATTTCATTGTGCAACCAAACATGCCTGCTAGTAAAAACATAACTACATCTTCTATTCCGCCTGTGTATGTTAGACAAGCATATGCACAGAATATTAAAATGAAGCAAGCAACATAGGCTTGATTA